CTCTGGGCGGTCATCGACGCCGAGCACGCAGGCACGCAGGATGACCCCATCCCCGCAGCGCGCGGCATGGAGTACGAATACGGCAAGTATTACCTCGACGGCGAGGACGGCAAGACGTACCTCTGCGAGCGCACGGGCGAGCAGGCGGGCGGCAAGATCACGCTGCAATATCTGCCGCACGAGCTGGTGGGGAACTATTTCAAGGCGGTGTAATACGCCGCAGAAAGGGAGCGGGATATGGATAATGCAAAACACTACGACGACGCGGCAATCGCGCTGATCGAATCGAGGTGCAAGAGTAACACGCACCGAATCAATGAACTGCAGGAGCACCAAACGGCGCTTGACAGGCTGGCAACGTCGGTGGAAGTGCTGGCGACCAAGCAGGAGACCGTCGAGGGAGATGTCAAGGAGATCAAAGAGGACGTAAAGGCCATCACGGGCAAGGCGGGGAAACGCTGGGACAGTTTGGTCGACAAGGCTCTCGCGGCGCTGGCGGGCGCGTTTATCGCGTGGCTGCTGTCGGGTGTGGCCCTATGAAGAGGATGAGAAAGCGGGACAAGTACGTCATCGCGGCAGTGCTCAACCTCTGATGGTACTGCATTGCAGTGCTCGTATTGACCGCGTATGACAAGGTAGTGCCGGACAGCCTGACCGTCGCGTGGTTCGCTGCGTGGACGGCAGAACTCGGCCTGCTGGCGGGAATCAAAATCAAGGGAAAGGACGAATGACATGAACGAAAGAATTATTAAGCGTATCGCAAATCTGATGAGCGTCAAGAGCATCGTGACGCTGGTGCTGACAGGTGTTTTCGCGTACATGGCCGTCACGGGCAACATCTCGCAGGACTTCATGACGATCTATGCGGTCATCATCGCGTTCTATTTCGGCACGCAGTCGCAGAAGAATCAGGACGCCATTGACAAGGGGGCGTAAGGCAATGGACATTCGCAAATATCCCGCGAACGCCGGGAACGTCGGCGGCAAGCGCACGGCGAGCGGTATCCGCTACATCGTGATCCACTACACCGGCAACGATGGCGACACGGCGGCGAATAACGCGAAGTACTACGCGGGCAACGTCGTGAAGACCAGCGCGCACTACTTCGTCGATGCAAACGAGATCGTGCAGAGCGTGGACGACCTGCGCATCGCGTGGGCGGTCGGCGGCAACAAGTATCCGAGCTGCGCGCAGACTGGCGGCGGGACGATGTACGGCAAGTGTAAGAACGCCAACAGCATCAGCATTGAACTGTGTGACGCGGTCAAGAACGGCGTATACGCGCCGGACGCGAAGACCGTCTCGCAGGCACTTGAGCTGACGAAAGCTCTGATGAAGAAGTACAACATCCCCGCGAGCAACGTCATCCGCCATTTCGACGTGACGGGCAAGCTGTGCCCCGCGTACTGGTCCGGCAAGGAGAACACGGGCAAGTGGGAAAAGGAATTCCACGGCAAGCTGACGGCGCCCGATTACCGCGCGCAGCTGCAAAAGCGCGCGGGGCTGACGGACGGCACGATGGATTACCTCTCGGCGTATCAGTACGGCGACGACCTCGTCCGGAAGCTCGCGACGATGAAGTAAAGCACGGGGCGGGAGGGCGTGCAGCTCTCCCGCCCGAAGAGAAAGGAGGGGAGGAGGGAATGCCTTCCAACTGGCTATACATCGACACGAATTTTCCGTCATTCACGCAGAAGGAGAGCGTGAATGACAAGGTCGAGACGATGCAGGACTACCTCTTCATGCTCGTCGAGCAGCTGCGCTACACGCTGCACAACTTAGACCTAAGTAACATGAACAAGGCCGCGGCGGACGGATTCGTCAAGCAGATCACCGATCCCATCTACGGCGAGATCAAGGACGCAGAGGGGAACATCACGCAAGTCGCGCTTGCGGCCGAGGGGCTTGCGGCGCGCATCGGCGACGCCGAGGGCAACATCACGCAGCTGCAAGCGACGGCGAAGGGATTGCAGGCGAGCATTTCGAGCCTTGACGGCAGCGTGACGAACCTGACGGCGGACGTGAACGGCATCCGCGCGACGGTGAGCGGCAAGATCGACGGCAGCGATGCGCAGACGCTTATCGACCAGAACTTGCACAAAATCACGCTGGCGGCGACGAGCGATTCGAGCGGCACGACTTTCACGCTGAGCAAGGACGGCGCGCAGATCGCGAGCACAGGAACGGTCGACCTGCACGTCAAGTCGGTCAACATCGATGGCACGCTGACAGCGGGCGCGCTGCGCGGCGGGAGCGTGAGCCTGCTGGCCGGAGATACCCCTGTCGGCAGCATGGATCTTGCCTACACGGGCACGGGGCAGGTCGGCGTCGGCCTGACAGCGACCTATGGTGGCATGAAGATGCACGCAGCGGGAAATATCTTTCTTGAATCCGAGCTGGGGCCGTTTGCATTGATCGGAAAAGACGATGCCAGCGACTACCCTGTCGTCTCGCTCGGCGGCGGCTATCTGGTGCTGAGCGGCAACTACACGTTCGGCGCTTCGCCGCCGAGCCGCGCGCCGTATGGCACGGTGTTTTTCATCGAGGAGTAAGGCATGGCAAGTTTTTATTGCATTCTTTCGCCGGTCGACGGAGACGGGACGCAACTCGGCGTGTACGCCAAGTTTACGGGCGGCGCGGATGATTACACCTTTAAGCGGCTCATCGACGTGCGCATCACCGGCGTCGGAACATTTGAGTTCAATTCCACGGCAGTCGGCGGCGGGGAGAGCACGTTCGTCGGCACGATCACGGGGCTATCGCCGGGCACGACATACGAGTGGGTGTGCAACCTCTATTATTGGGGCGGCGACTGGATCGTATCGGATTACTCTGACGAGGGAACCGTCACGACGTACAGTGGTGGCGGCGGCAGCGGAGGCAGCGCGAAGGCGGTCGTCAACGTCGGGACGTATGCCTATCCGAACTGGAAGAGATACCGCGCAATCGTCAACATTGGGACACATTACAACACAAATTGGCTATCGGTTCGACCGGTCAACAATTACGGGAGCTATTCGCAACCCGATTGGAGGTAAAGAGCATGAATGAAAAGATCAAGCAGGCGACGGCGCACGCGATGCGCCTCATCGGTCTTTTGAACGTCAACGGCGACGCCGTGGACATTGTGGCGGCGGTGCGGCAGGAGCTGCGTAATATCGCGATGATCTGCGACGCGGCGGAGGAGCCGACGCAGGGCGACACGCAGGACAAGCAGGCGGCGGAGCCGGAAAAGGCCGGTGAGGCAAAATGAAGCTGCCGGAGGTCCCGTATGCCGACGGCATCGGCAAGCGCGGGCAGCTGCAATTCTACGGCCTTGACCACAACCTGGGTGCAGGGGACGGCGGGCTGTGGGACATGCAAAACCTGACGAGTGACTATTATCCTGTGCTTTCGACGCGCGCAAAGCGCAAAATTTACAAGAATCTTGTCAGTCCGGGCGGACTTTTCGCGTGGGACGCGCTGGCGTGGGTGGAGGGCACGGCCTTCTACTACGGCGGCGCGAAAAAAGGCGACGTGACGGCGGGCGAGAAGCGCTTCGCCGCCATCGGGGCCTATATCATCATCCTGCCGGACAAGAAGTACTACAACACGGTATCGGGCGAGTTCGGCAGCCTTGAGAGTATGTGGTGCGGCAATAGCCTGACGTTTACGAACGGCAAGCTCTATGAAGAGGCCGCGGAGGCGAACACCATTCAGTGCAGCGGCGTCGCATGGAGCGACTACTTCAAGGCGGGCGATGCGGTGACGATCTCCGGCTGCACGAAGCACGCGGAGAACAACAAAACGCCGGTGATCCGCGAGATCGACGGCGACAAGATGTATTTCTATGAAAACGTCTTCAAGCTGGACGGCGACAACGGCACGACAGAGTACACGGAGACGGGAAACTTGACGGTTCGGCGCACGGTGCCGGACTTAGAATACGTGTGTGAGAACGAAAACCGGCTGTGGGGCTGCGACGGGCGCACGATCTACGCGAGCAAGCTCGGCGATCCCTTCAACTGGAACGTGTTCGAGGGCCTTGAGACCGACAGCTACGCCGTGGACACGGGCAGCGCGGGAGACTTCACGGGGTGCGTGAGCTTCCTCGGCTATCCGGTGTTCTTTAAGGAGGACCACATCTACAAGGTGTACGGCAGCATCCCGTCCAACTTTGAGGTGATGGGCTCGGCGACGCTGGGCGTCGCCAAGGGCTGCGGCGGAAGCCTCGCCATTGCGGGCGAGCGGCTGCTGTACCTCTCCAATTCCGGCGTGATGATCTACTCGGGCGGCATCCCGCAAAGCCTGCACGACGCCTTCGGCATGACGAGGCTGCGCGGCGGGCGTGCAGGGAGCGACGGCCTCAAGTATTATCTGAGCGCGCAGGACGAGAGCGGGGAGTGGAAGCTCTACGTTTACGACACGCGCAAGGGCATGTGGCACATCGAGGACAAGACGCACGCGACGCACTTCTGCCGCTATCAGGGGAACACCTATTTCCTGACGGCGGAGGGCGAGATCGCGCTGACGGGCAACATCCTCGACGCGCCGGAGGGCTGCACGGACGAGGATGACTTCACGTGGTTCGCCGAGACGGGCGACTTCACAGAAAAGGGCTCGAGCCAAAGCACGAGCTACGACGGCGTGAAAAAGGGCATTGCCAAGATTGAGATTCGCATTGAGGTCGCGGCGGGCGCGGAAGCAAAGGTGCTGCTGCAATTCGATTCGGACGGAAAGTGGGTGCAGGCCGGGCAGACGCTGCGCGCAGAGAAGAAGCGCAGCTACTACCTGCCCATCGTGCCGCGGCGCGCGGACCATTACCGCATCCGCATCGAGGGCAAGGGCGAGTGCCGCGTGTATTCGATGAACCGCGAGTATTACGCGGGCAGCGAGCTCAAGAGCACGCGAGGACCACAGTAAAATTCAAGCAGAGAGGAGAAGAAAATGGCGTATACATACGATGACTTTCAAAAGGCGGCGAGCGGCAGCAATGTGAATTTTTCGCAGTACGATCTCGACCTTGCGAAAAAGTACCCTGAGTTCGGCATGAGCGTGCTCGACCTCAAGAAGCAGTACGCGGGCGCGACGACGGCGGAGCAGCGCGCGCTCATCAACGCCAAGGCAAACCAGCTGCGCAGCAGCTACGGCAATTACACTGCCGGCGCGGATGGCAGCCAGTACGTGAGCGACGGCAAGTACGCGCCGAAGATCGACGAGACGCTCGACAAGATCGGCTCGTTCAAGCCGTTTACATACGACAGCGCGCCGAGCTACGAAAACCGCTTCCAGCAGAAGCAGCGGGAGCTTTTGGACGCGGCGCTCAATCGCGATCCGTTCTCGTGGAGCAAGGAGACGGATCCGCAGTACGGCAGCTACAAAAAGACGTATCTGCGCGAGGGGGAGCGCGCGACGGCGAACGCGCTGGCGCAGGCGAGCGCCGCGAGCGGCGGGCGGCCGAGCTCTTACGCCGTGAGCGCGGCGACGCAGGCGGGCGACTATTACGCGACGAAGCTCTCCGACGTGATCCCGACGCTCTACCAGCAGGCCTATGAGCGATACCTCAAGGACTACCAGATGAAGCTGAGCGACCTGAACGCGGTGAACCAGCAGGAGCAGATGGACTACGCGAAGTATCTCGACCAGCTGGGGCAGTTCAACACGGACCGCAACTTCGAGTACAACAACTATCTCGGCGAGTACGGCCGCTTGCAGGACTACCTCGGCGGTTTGCAGGGGCAGGACAACACGGAGTACAACCGCTATCTCGGCGTGCTGGACGAGATCAGGGAAAAGCAGCAGCAGGATCAGGAGCTCAGCCGGTCGCAGGTCGACGCGATGCTGCAAGCAGGCGCGTCGCCGAGCGCGGGGCTCATCGGCAAGAGCGGGTACGAGAGCGAGTACGTCAAGGCGCTCGAGAACTACTACAAGCAGCAGGCGGCGCAGGCTGCTGCGAAGACGAGCGGCAGAAGCGGCGGGACCACGAGGCGGTCCGGCGGGACGAGCGGCGGAAATGCGACCGACGGCAACGAAAGCGGGCTCGACTATCAGGGCCTTTTCGAGGCGGCGAAAAAGAGCGGCAATCCCAAGAGCTGGCTCGCGCAGAAGGCAAACTATCAGAAATTCGGCTTCACCTCGTCGAGCGGGCTGTATTCGGACTATGAGACGTGGCTGGAAAACGGCGGCGTGTCGAACAGCAGTAAGACGATGGCACAGGGGCCGTTCATTGCGCTGCTGTCTGGCTTCAACACGTCGCTCAAGAACGGCGAGGGCGAGCGAATCCTTTCGACGCTCGACAAGACCTGGCCGATGATGACGAGCGAGCAGAAAGCAGAAATGCAGATATTGCTCAAGCAGTATGGTTATTCCTACGAGGAGGGCTAAATGGGACGACTTGTTAAGACAACGCCTGCGGCACAGGAGCAGCAGGAAGAAAAGCGCACGGTGGTCGGCACCGGCGCGCACGGTCGGCTTGTAAAAACAGGGGATGTGCAGCGCACATCCCCTGCGGCGAATACGGCGAAGACGCCGACAGCGCAGAGCGTTTATCAAAAAGCACTGGACGAAGCGATGATGAAACGCGCAGCGGCGGATCAGAAAAACAAAGAGCGCGGCCGCAAGAGATACAATCGCACACACGCGCAGGAGGTGCGCGAGATCACCGGTGACAAGACAAAAAAGAGCATTACGCCGATCATCAAGAGCGCGGCGGCGGGCTATGCGGCGGATATGGTCGGCGCGGCGGACACGCTGCTGCGTGCGCCGAGTGGCCTGAACTACGCAGCGAGCCAGGAACGCGGAGAGATCGAATCCTCAAAAAAGAACATCGCCGCCTATTCCGAAAGGCTCAAGGCGGCGAAGACCGAGGAGGAGCGCCAGCGGTGGCAGACACTTATCGACCGCAACAAGCGCCTCATCGAGATCAACAGCAAGGCCGCGGGCGAGCGGGTGAAAAACTATCAGGACGCGACGAAGGGTGCACAGGAGACGCTGCAAGGCGCCTATCAGAAGTTGCGCAAGACCGCATCCGACAACATGGAAAAGGCGAACGAAGGGCTCACGCCGGTCGGCAAGTACCTCAATAACGTCGGCGTGGCAGGCGCGCAGATGGTCGCCGACACAGTGCTCGGCGGCGGTAGCGCGCTCGGCCCGATGTTCCTGCGCGTATTCGGCGGAAACTCGCAGGAGGCGATGGAGACGGCGGACAAGCCCGGCATGAGCTCGGCGGAACATCTGGACGCACAGAACCGGGCGCTGCTGTACGGCACGGCGAGCGGCGCGGTGAGTATTGCGACGGAAAAGATCAGCAACGTCGCAGCGCCGTTCAAGAAAGCGTTCGGTGGCGGCTTCCTCGACAAGGCAATCGACGGGGCGATCGCCAAGATGAACGGGAACGCGGCGGGGCGGCTCGCCCTGTCATTCCTGTCCGAGGGCGGCGAGGAGGTCATCGAGGACCTTGTGCAGCCCGCCTTGCAGACGATCTACAACGGGAAGCGTGCCGGACAGAATTACAGCGAACTTGACGCGGCGGAGATCCTGAACGACTTCCTCGTCGGCGGTGCGCTTGGCCTGCTGGGCAGCGGCGTAGAGGGTGTTCAGCGAAGAAGCGCGCAAATCGAGGCCGAGCGCGCCGCGGCGGAGACGAAAGAGGCCACACCGTCGGCGGAAGCGATGACGCCGGAAGAGGCCGCACCAACAGCGCAGCGGCCGGTGCAGCAGCAGAACACCATGCCCGCACAGCCTGCGGTGACGCCTGAGAGCGCGCAGGGCACGGGTGGGGGTAATTTGACGCCCACACAGCCGAACGCCGCACAGGGCGCAACAGAGGGCAAAGCGGACGCCTTAGACGAGGGCAAGCGCGTCGCGCTCGACAAGTACACGACGCAGGAGAACGTACAGCAGGTATCTCAGAAGATCAACGACGGCACGCTGGCCGTGGATGCAGAGCACAATATCTATCGCGTGAATGAGGATCAGCACATCGACCGGCGCGACAGCGCGAGCGTGGGCGAGCGGAGCGTGAACGCCTTCCAGTTTGACCACCCCGAGCTGCACAGCTATTACGCAGACGCGGCGGCAGTCCTACAGGAGGAAATGAGCTTTGCCCAAAAGGGCGGCGAGCTCATCCGCCGGACGAGCCGCGAGGCGGGCGACGACGAATACATCCGCACCAAGCGCGGCGTGAGCGAGCGCATCACGCGGCTGCTGGATGACGAGGGCGTGCGCTATGACGACATTGACCGCTCGCTGAGTGCGATCATCCACAACCACGGGCAGGAAAACTTCGCGGCGGCAAAGCGCGTGGAGCTGCTGCTGGACGACATGCTGACAAACGGCTATACGGATATCCACGGGCAGCACATTGCGCCGAACGAAGAATACATTGCAGCAAAGAAGGCCATCCCCGGCGCGGACATGAGCGAGCGGACACACGAAGAGCTCCCGATCTATGACATGCCGGAGGGGCGGAACGGAGGAATTGACAATGCAGGACAAGAAACACGGAACCATGTCGGAGGGGCTGAGTTTGCCAACACTGCCAAAAGAGGTACGCCGGAAGCAGCCGACGCAGCGAGTGCATTACCTGATGGAGCTGCCGAACGGGGAGAGCGTGAGCGTGGCGGAAGAGAATCTGGACGCATTCCTCGAGAAGTACGGAACGTCGGCGGAGAAGACGGAAACGCGCTGACGGTACAACAGCGGCTTGCGGCATCCGGTATCTCACAATTCATCAGCCCGCGGGAGGCCAACGTGCCGAACGGCGCAAGCGGCGATAACACCGTCACCATCTTTGACGAGGCGGACTGGGACCAGGAGCTTATCGGCGCGGCGGACTGGGCAAAGTCCAAGGGCGTGAAAAAGGTGACAGCGCTGCTGGGCGTCATCAAGGTTGAAAAGGACGGGAAAACCGGCAGAATTTTCGGCGCGTTCAACGCCGACACGGGCGAAATTTTCGTCAATGCCGGTTCAGTGCAGCGCAGCGTGAGCGAGACGATCGAACATGAAACAGCGCATTATCTGGCCGAAGTGGCGAGGCGCGAGAATGTCAGGACGTTTATGCGCGACGTTCAGAGCCGGTATAGCAGCGAAGAGTGGGGCAAGGTGTACGACGCTTACTTCGAGCGCTACGCAGCGCTGACCGACAACTACGCGGGAATGAGCGAGAGCGATATCGAGCTCTATGTGTGGGAAGAGATCATGGGCGATGCCTATGCCGAGATCGACCAGTATGACGAAAAGGCGAGCCGATTCAACCGAGAGGCCGAAAGCGCGCTGTCGCAGAGCGGACAGGAAAGTGAAAGTGTCTTACAGAGCGAACGCACGCCGGGCGCGGTGGAACAAGGCCGCGAGACCGCAGCGGCGACGGAACGCAGGACGGGACCGCCTGAGAAGTTCAGCGTGCTCGAAGAGGTTGAAGGGGAAAACGGTACATACGGCAAGGGCGTCATGCTCGACACGAATCTCTTTGACGGAATCCGCCCAAGAGACTGGGGCAAGACGCTCGGCCGATACGTCTATAACAATATGGCCGGAATGGAGCTGACGGCATACGACGCGGCCGGAAAGCCTGAAACGATCTATCTTGCCCGCACAAACGACCGCGTGCAGAAAGACGGCGCAAAAAACAGCCACAAGGTCATCGACAAGCTGGCAAGAAGCACGGGCGACAATATACGCAGCCTTGCGGTCGTCCACCTTGACGAAGCGCTCACGACGTCCAGATATGAAAACTCCACCGATGAACACAATCATCAGTGGATGGATGAAAACGGATGGGAACACAGAAAGACATATCTGCAAGACCGATCCGGCAATATTTACGAGGCAACGCTGAACATTGCGGACGGACGGGACCGCAAGATCCTATACGACATCAACAACATTCGGCTGTGGGACAAAGCAAAAAGCCCCAACAAGCACACTGCTGCCGAGGCAAAAGCCGGAGAAATTACCGGCGGCGCCGTGCCCTCAGCCGTTACCGGAGGGGCTCGCTCAACATCACGTAATTTCTTCGAAAAGAGAATAGCAGACCGCGGCGGAAATGTCAAGTCACCGACGCTGGGCGATGAGACCCGGCAGCAGATCATGGGCGAAGAAAACAAGGACACGGCGCCACTCCGCAATGTCGGCATTGAAACTGCCGAGCCGGTGACACGCGCCGATGACCTTGCGGACGCGAGCGTATCACAGAACAAAGGCGATGTCAAGCCAGCAGGTCGATTTTCGGTAAGCGACGGCGCGGCGGAACAACTGGACCAGGGCAGCAGGGATACCGTCGGCAAAGAGCTTGCAGACGAAGAGATCGACAGGCAGGAACGAGCCTATGAAAAGGCGGAGCGAGACAGTAAACGCGGAGATTATTTGTCAATTCCCGCAGAGTGGAAGACAAAGCTCGAGCGCGCACGGACGGCGGCAACGAACAACATCAAGCCATCCGGCTTCGACAGCTACGATGCCTATCTCGATGCGCTGGACAAGCAGCGCACGGCGGATCGGGCTGAGCGGCTGCGCGTCAAGAGCCGGGATGAATTCAAGGGCACAAAAGCGCTCGACGAGCTGGGCGTGAAGATAGCGAACAGCGCAGGCATTTACCACAACGCAGAACAGCTTATCGCCAATGACAAGGCGGCAAAGAGCATCCAGAACGCAACGAAGCGCGCCGAGCAGCGCTTGGGCGCGACGCGGCAGGAAAAGACCATCGCGCGAGACATTGCAAACGGCGAGCGCTCGATGGCAGATATCCCTCGCAGCGTGAAAAAGTCGCGCGTGCTTGAGCTCGTGGACTATTACACGGCACAAAAGGCGACGAAGACGGGGCTTTTGCAGCAGCAGCGCATCGAGATCAATGACGCGCTGCGCGAGCAGGCGCGCGAGCTCATCGGAACAGAAGCGCCGGAGATCAACCGAAAGGGTCTGAACAAGCTCTTCGACCCGAGTAAAGGCCTTGTGCTTTACCATCGCACGCCGCAGCGCATTATGCGCGCTCTTTTTGGCTGGAAGCAGGGCCAGCAGATCAACGAGGCTGTTTTCGAGCCGGTCTACGAGAACGAGCAGGAGCGCAAGCGCTTCATCAACCGCATGTTTGACGAGGTTCGAACCTTTGAAGGCGCGGACGGCAAGAAAAGCGCACTGAACAAGGACGAGAGCGCCTTTGCGCAGAGATTGAAAGAGGGGCGAACCGTCGAGGAGCTGGTTGAAAAGTCCGGCGCGGCGGAAAGCATCAGAGCGGCGGCGGAAAACCTGAAAAATGGCGCAGAGATGAAAGACGCCGCACGGGAATTCAGCCTCGACAAAGGTTCGCGTGATCTGGCGCGGCAGTATGCCGACTGGCTGCAAACGCAGGATGACTACGCGGCGGCAAAGAACGTCGACCGCGTGAAGGTTGAGAACGCGATCGAGAAATACACCGAACTCTATGACAAGCTCTACGCCGCGATCAACGACTTCCTTGTAGCGCACGGATACGAGCCCATCGGCTTTATCAAGGGCTACGCGCCGCATTTCCAAGCAAAGGAAACGAACGACAAGCTCGAAAACGCGCTCAAGGCGATCGGCGTCGACCTCGGCTCTGGCGTAGGCAAGCTGCCGACGAGCATCGCAGGTCTGACGAAATCCTTCAAGCCGAACAAGCGGTACAATCCGTTTTTCCAGCACCGCAGAGGCGATGAGACGGACTACGATATCGTCAAGGGCTTCGAGACATACGTGGACTATGCGAGCGACGTGCTGTATCACACGGACGACATCATGCGCGTCCGTCAGATGGCAAACTACCTGAGGTCGACATTCGCACCGGAAGAGATGAAGGCGGACATCGACCAAATGGAGGCCATGCGCTACGCTCCGGCGGATGTGAAGGAAGAATACTTGCGCGATAAAAAGAAGATCACGGGTGATACCTTCCTGAGCTATGAGGACCTGACAAACCTGATGGAACAGTATACGGACGCGAAGTACCGCAGCATCGCCGATGCGACGGAATTCAGCGATCTTGTTTCGTGGCTGGATGATTACGCAAACAAGCTGGCGGGCAAGCAACTCTTCGAGGACCGCGCAATGGAGCGCGAGGTCGGGCGCGAAGCGCTGAACGGCGCGAAGAAGCTCAACCGCATGTTCGCCCGCGCGAACGTGGCGGGGAACCTCTCGTCGGCACTGAATCAGACGGCGCAGCTGCCGATGATCGCAACCGAACTCGGACAGAAGTACACATGGCGCGCTGTGGGCGATATCCTGAACGGGAAGACGACCGGCATGAGCGCATTCCGCGGCGAGAGCGACTTCCTGACGGAAAAGAGCGGCATTGACTACATCCAGAGCACCAAGGGCGAAAAAGCGCTGGAAAAACTATTTAGTCCACTGGAAAAGGTCGATACCCTCGTCAGCACGATCGCCGTGCGCGGCAAGTACCGTATGGAGCTGGACGCGGGCAAGAGCCCGAAGGAGGCGATGAAAGCGGCGGACCGCTGGGCGCGTGATATCATGGGTACACGCTCAAAAGGCTCAGTGCCGCTGACGTTCCAGTCGAAAAACCTTATCGCACAAATGCTGAACATGTTCCAGGTCGAGGCGGCGAACACATTCGAGCACGTCACGCAGGACCGGCTCGGCCCCGGCTTCAAGGAAATGGCCGCGAAAATCGGCGAGGGCAAGGCCATTAAAAAGCTTGCGAGCGATGCCATCGCCTACATGCTGCTTGCATTCCTGCTCAACCGACTGGACGAAGAGCTGTACGGCGGAACGCCGGCGCCCTTCGATGTTCTCGGCATGGGGCTGAACGCCGTCGCGTCCGGCAACGGATTGACTTCGAGCGACATGCTCAAAATGATCGCCGATGACGTAACCGAAAACATCTTCGGCGAGCGCCTTTTCGACACCGATCCAAACGACATGAACGACGAGTTTGACGGCTGGTCGGCGGCGGAAGATACGCTATACAACATCAGCAACGATGTACCGTATGTGCGCAACGTGGCGGGCCTGCTGGGTCTCGGCGATGAAACACTACCGATGCCGGACGTGTGGGGCACACTGACGGGTATGGGCAAAGCGCTCAAAAAGAAGAAAAACGGGAAATTCAACAGCTCGGGCGAATTTTGGAGCGAGGTCGGTCGTCAGCTCATGGGGTTTGCGGGCGACACGCTCCCCGGCGGGCGGCAGCTTGAGAAGACGGCGCAGGGCATTGAAGCGCTGGCGCGCGGCGGGTCCTATCAGGGCACAGGCGGCAGCAAGAGGCTGCAATATCCGGTGGAGCCGCTGCTGGAAGATCCGTTCGAGGCGCTGCGCGCTGGGCTCTTCGGTAAGAACGCGCTGAACGAATCGCGTGTATATTGGGCAGAAGGCGGAAAGGCGCTGAGCGCATCGCAGACAGCGCTCTATCAGGAACTCGTCGACAGCGGCATGAGCCGCAAGAAAGCATACGAGACCATCAGAGACTTCAACGACGCGACGGCCGATCTGGAAGCCGACAAGGACGAGAACGGCAATCCCGTCAGCGGAAGCAAGAAAGAAAAGGTCGTCGAGGCGATCAACAAGCTGCCGCTGAGCCGGATGCAGAAAGACAAGCTCTATCTCAGTAAGAATTACAGCGAGAAAGACCTTGGCGAGATGCCGTGGAACTAAGAGAAAGACGAGGCCGAAAGGCCTCGTCTTTCTTTTGTTATTCGGGAGAGCTCCCGCGCCAGCGATACGCGCGGCGAAAGCCAAGAGAGAGCGCTTCATTTACAGTGGAGACATAGCGCTCGCCATCATCGCAGATTTGAACGTTATCATACTGCTGATCCATGGGCAAATGAAAAATCTTCTGCCCATCACGGCCGATATTGCACTTAATCCGCGGGTATTCGGCGAACGGAATGTTAGGGTATAGCTTGATACCAAGCCGTTCGGCGCAGAGCTTGGCAACGGGAGAAAAACCGTTTGTCGCCACGAAGGCACCGATGACATCAGCGTCGGGGTGGGAATATTGATATTCAAAGACGCTGCCAGCGAGCTGGAAAACATGATTCTCGTGAATAACCTTTTCCTTCGCCCAGCGCTTGCATTGAATCAGAATGACCTTTTTGCCGTGCTGCAAGATCAAATCCCGCCCCATGTCTTCTTTCTTCATTGTTGCGCCATAGTACCGGACGTGATAGCCACGCGATTCGCAGAGGTAACCGATGTAGCGCTCGTATTCAATGCCGACTTCCCAGTTGGTCTTGCTGCGCCTGATATAGCGGTCAAGTGCAAGCTGGTACTTTTCGGCAGTTGGGAGATCGCTCCATTCGGTGGGAGACAGATAGTCGCGCATGACCGCCCGCTCGTCATCATCGGACGGGTCATCGGACACATATTTGAACGCGTCCATCGGCGGAACCTCTTTGAAGTCGAGCAGCCAAGGGAAAAGCGATTCGTAGAAATTCAACTGATATTCTGACCGCTTCGCGCGGAGACGCCATTCGCGTAGCTCACCATGAATGAGTTTGTCCACCTCTCCGGCCTTTTGGCCCGCCGGACGGTTTTTATTGCGAAGATGCAGCACCCATTTTTCATCAAACGACTGATACAGATCAGCATAGTAAGACGCAAGCCACGGTTGAGACTGCACGCGCTCAGCATATATACGGTTAAGTGCTTCGTTTTTCTCACTAAGCCGTCTTTCTGCACGGCGCATTTGGTTTTCATATTCGAGGCATTTAGAGCGAGCTTCTTCTACGATTTTTTGTTGCGCATCTTGTGTCTTTCCGATTTCAAACGCCCGGGCCTCGCGGGCGTGTTTGACCGCACCGTCTAATACCTCGCATTCGCCTTTAAGCCTATCTCGCTGAAAGGACAGACCGACGATATCGCGCTTGGCGGCAGAAGTATCTGCGCTTAAAAGCAATCCAGCCTCGAGAGCGAGGCGAATCATGTGTTTGCACGGCTGTCTGCGGTTACGAAAGTCAGGACAATCACACTCGTAAAGTGTGGCGCGGTATGTCTCACCGCTCGAGGAATGGATGGATGCAGAGATATCAAAGGGAGATTCAATCTGCATCTCCTGCGTCAATGCAGAAGTCAGTCGTTCGTAAGGGAAGGGAACGCCATGCAACGCTGAAAAAGCGGGAGTGTTGGACAAATATGAACGATTCGCGATATCGCGCACAGTTTCGACCGCTCGGGCGCGGACCTGGTCGTTGATGTGCTGTTCACGATAGTCTAAGTTACGAGAGCGCATCTGCAAGCTCTCTTCTATGCGATTTCGCCGGTCCTCAAGCGCACGTTCTCTGCCCTCAAAAGCGGAATTAAGAGAAGACTCTTTTTTTCTCAAATCGGCGTCTTTTGCATCAACAGAACGCTCACGGTCAGAAAGAGACTTTTTACGAGACACAAGGGAGAATACCCACTTCGCCACGAACAGCGCAATGATCGTCCAAAGCCAGTAGGACGACAGAAAATCGAGCAGGCCCACAATATCCCTCTTTCTTTTTTATTTCGGCGGGAGTATAGGAACACCATATCGGAAAAACAGCGGTTTGTCAAATAAGAAGGGAACGAGGAAAGTTTCTCTTCCATTTTTGAAGACTATGCAGTATAATGAGCCAATAGTCAGTTTGATGACGAGGAAGATTTGTTACTAACGGATTAGAACTGTCAATAATGCTGGATTCGAAAAAGCGCGAAAAACAAGGGAAATCGACCCTGCTTCAATGGAAGATGTACGAATTACGCAAAGAATGAGAACTGAGCTTAATATTTCATTATTTTGTCTGCCTCACAGCAGACGCGAAGAAAGGAATGGATCATATGGCTGAGGAAGTCAAGACTGCCGCCGCTGAGGGCGAATCCGGCAGCAAAAATTTTATCGACGCCTTCATCGAAGAAGACATCGCGGAGGGTGGGCGCTTCCAGGGCCAGCAGGTCCACACCCGTTTTCCGCCGGAGCCGAACGGCTATCTGCACATCGGCCACTGCAAGGCGCTGACCATCGACTTTGGCACCGCTGAGCGCTTCGGCGGCCTTTGCAACCTGCGCATGGACGACACGAACCCCACGAAGGAGGACGTGGAATTTGTCGACGCCATCAAAGAGGACATCCACTGGCTGGGCTTCGACTGGGGCGATCGTTTCTTCTACGGCAGCGACTATTTTGAAAAGGACTACGAGTACGCTGTCGAGCTCATCAAAAAGGGCCTTGCCTACGTCTGCGACCTGACGCCCGAGCAGGCGAGAGAGTACCGCGGAGACATCGGCAAGCCCGCCATCTCCCCGTACCGCGACCGCGATGTAGAGGAGAACCTCGACCTCTTCGAGCGCATGAAAAACGGCGAGTTCCCTGAGGGCAGCCGCACGCTGCGCGCAAAGATCGACTTAGCCTCCGGCAACTTCAACATGCGCGACCCTGTTATTTACCGCATCCGCTACATGCACCATCACCGTCAGGGCGACAAGTGGTGCATCTACCCGATGTACGACTTTGCGCACCCCATTCAGGACGCGCTCGAGGGCATCACGCACTCGCTGTGCTCGCTCGAATTCGAGGCGCACCGCCCGCTCTACGACTGGGTGGTGAACAACGTCTCCGTTCCCTGTAAGCCGCGCCAGATCGAGTTTGCCCGCCTTGGCATCGATCACACGGTCATGTCAAAGCGCAAGCTCCGCAAGCTTGTGGAGGAGGGCATCGTCTCCGGCTGGGACGATCCGCGTATGCCGACGCTGTGCGGCCTGCGCCGCCGCGGCTTCACGCCCGCGTCCATCCGCAACTTCTGCGACCGCATCGGTGTTGCCAAGAGCGCGAGCGTGGTCGAATACAGCTTCCTTGAGCACTGCCTGCGCGAGGAGCTCAACGAGAAGGCTGAGCGCACGATGGGCGTGCTGCATCCGGTGAAGCTTGTCATCACGAACTATCCCGAGGGCAAGAGCGAGACCGTCACGGTCGAGAATAACCCGACCGACCCTGCGTCCGGCACGCATGAGATCATGTTCTCCCGCGAGTGCTGGATCGAGGCCGACGACTTCATGGAAGTCCCCGTGCCCAAGTACAAGCGCCTGACGCCGAACGGCCCCGAGTGCCGCCTCAAGGGCGCGTACCTCATCACCTGCACGGGCTGCAAGAAGGATGAAAATGGCAACGTCGTCGAGGTCTACGCCGAGTACGACCCGAACTCGCCGGGCGGCGATCCCGCCGACGGCCGCAAGGTTAAGGGCGCGACGATCCACTGGGTCGACGCCGCGACCGCGCTGGACGCCGAGGTGCGTGTTTACAGCGAGCTGTTCAGCGACCCCGCACCCGACGGCGCGGACAAGGATTTCCTTGCCTGCATGAACCCCGATTCGCTCGAGGTGCTGACCGGCTGCAAGGTCGAGCCGCGCATGCGCGACATCGCCGCGGCGTACGACAAGACCGAAAAGAAGGGCAAGACCGCGCCGAGCTTTCAGTTCATGCGCCTTGGGTATTTCTGCCTTGATAACAAGGATTGCTCCGAGGATCATCTGGTGTTCAACCGGTCGGTTACTCTTAAAGATAGCTTTAAAAAGTAATCATTGAAATGTTCCCCCTGCACCGTGCAGGGGATGCGACAAAGGGGGCCATTCTCTCACGTGAGAGAATGGCCCCCTTTGACCCCCAAGAGAACGCGAGGGGAGGACCCCTCGACCCCCGACATTGGCAGTTTGCAGCTTGAATGACTGCACGCGCTGCGCAATGTAAGTGCGGTGTACATGGCTTCGCCATGAATCCCTGCGTCTCGTGATAACTCTCAACCGCGCCTTACTCCGTGAGGCGCGTGTGACGGTGGCACAGCGGCAGACTGCGTGCGGGCGGCATTGCTGCGCTCGCCGCGCTCAGGGCTGCTCCTTTTTTAGTCCTCTGCTGTGATATAGATTTCTTCTGCTTTTTGCTGGGCGGAGATGAGAATATCTTTGGCATCACCCAAATTCTGTTTTTCCAGCTTTTCCAGTGCGTCTGTGATTGCATTGAACAGCAAAGAATACATTTTATCGTAATTTGCCATGTTGTCCATCACCTTTCTTTTAATGTTCTCTTATTGTAAAGTGATATCACTTAGAAGTCAATAGACTGCATACTTTTCTGAACGAAAACCATACAATAAGCTAAAGATCAAGCAGGAGGCTGTGTATGGCAACGAACAAACGGGTATTCACACTTCGTCTATCTGACGAAGTGTTCGACAAAATCGGCGTGCTGGCTACAAGAGAGCATCGCTCCATGACAAATTACATCGAATACGTTTTGCTCAAGCATATCAATGACATCGAAGCAGAACAAGGCGAGATTAAAGAAGAAAACGACTGCTGA